TGACGTATTTTTGCCGTTGAAATACAAATATATTTTAAATAAGGCGTTTTATAGGCATTTTGTTATATCTCATTTATTATATCGTATATGATAATTTTTATCCATGAAATAGCACATTGTAGTTTTTAACTGATTGGCCATAACGTAAATTTTAAAACGCTATCCACAAAATTATATAGTTTTACATGAAATTTTTGCCGTATTTTTGACGTCAAAACAAAAAAGAGGGGTACCGCTTATGGTACCCCTTTCTCATTAATCTAATTCAACAAGGCGTTTTAATTCGCCATTTACGAACCACATTTCACAACGTACGTTGTTATGGTCTGTGAGTGTTGCGGTATATAAACCGTCTTTCTTTGGGTTTACTTCTTCCGCGAACATATGAGTTTTGCCTTCAAATGTAAATGTTTTCATAATATTTCCTTTCCAACTGTCAACTAATAGTTTACTGTTGCAATCCGTGCAACTCGGAGATAATCGGATCACCTACCATTTCGCAAATGTATAAAGCACGCTGGCCCCTTTGAAATGCTTCCCGTCAAAATGCGCTAGGCCTTGAAAGTCGCCAGCTTGATAACCTACCGTTTCATATACCTTGCCTGTATCCAGTACAGTAACGCCGCCCATTACGCGATGCGCTTTGTTAAGATTGATTTTATATACATCAATCTTTTGTTCATCGGTATTTTCTACTACGGCCGTTCTATCGCTTTTTGCCGTGGCTTCCTTTGGAATAGTAGGTGATTTTTCTTTAATAGCGTTTTTCGTAACTACTGCCGCATCATGTAGCGTTGGCGCTTGCGTGTAATAGGTAACTACTGGTTGTGCCGTTTCCTTGTATGCAATAACTTCCTTCGCTACATTTGGCGATACGTTAAGCGCTTCCCCTAATTTAACAGGGTTCTTCGCCACGGTCTGATTGATAATAACCGGTTCTTGTAGCTTTTTGGTATGCATTACGTTATAGGCGAATAGGCCAGCAACTACCACCAGCAGCATAAGCAATGCTACTGTGATAACTGGTAAATATGCCCTTATGAATTGCTTGATAGTATCCATACAATACCCCCGTTAGATAGGCCAATTCAATACTAAATCCGCATCAAATTCCTTGCCTTCAATGTTTTCAGTAAATGTATATTGCCATAAATTAGCGCCATAATAGTCGCATTGGCTATTTAATTGTGCGCACCAGATAGCGCAACCGCCCAACTGGCTAACGTCTAATACGTTTACTAACCAGTCATAACTAGCATATAGGCCAGCATTAACATATCCAGCTTGCCATAATTTATTGATGAATACGCTGCATATATTGGTTAGTTGCTGGTCTGTTGGCATGCCACGTTCTGCCTTGTAGTCGTCAGCATCTTCCATGTCAAACCATACGCCCATTGGCAACTTGTCAACAGTTAAACCGGCATCATTAAGTGTATTTAAAACGAATTCCGCTTCTTCTGCTGCGTGTTCTTCGTTCATAGCGTACGAATAATGATATACGCCAACTGCTAAACCGGCATTAATAGCACCATTAATATTGTTATAGAATTCACTATCTAAATTACCACGGCCATAACCGATGCGAATGATCGCGAAATCAAACCCATTAGCCTTTACCGCGCCCCAATCAACTACGCCGTTATTTTCGCTTACATCAATACCTCTCATGGTACCCCCTTATAATTTCACCTTGTTTTCAATTTTTGTTCGGATTAAATCTAGGAATTTACCTAACATAGCATTTCCGCCGTCGCGTAGATTTTCCATAATAGATAGGAATTCACAGGAACCCAAATATAACCAAACTAACGATACCGCGAATTGCTTTTGGCCGCTCATTTCATCGAATAACACGGCCGCCATTGTAGCCACTACATATGTTAGGATTTTAAATACAAACCCTTTTCGCATGTATCGGCTGGAAATTAGGCCCTTTTCAAACGCCAACGGTATTGCACGGTACTTTTCCCATACGGCCATTTGGTCTTTATCGTATCCGTATTCATCAATTAACATCTGATAGGCAATAGCCGCCCATTTAGTGAAAAGGTCGATGAATACCAATAAAATAAACACGCCCAAAATCTGGACGTGTTTAATTCCAATTACCCATATAGCAACGGCTGCCGCACCGCTTAATATTGCTTTCAGTACAAAACTATCTGTTAAAGAGTTCCAACCCTCAACAAAAAACTTCAAAATAAACTCCATTATGCGCCCCTTTATTTAACCTTACCTAAACCATAAACGCTGCGCGCTATATTGGCTTTTCTCATATTGATTTTGTCTAATTGTTCCCTCTTTTGTTCGCCGCTCATACGTTCATTATTAATGATCGCTTTAGATGCTTTGTTTAAACCTTTTAGGCTATCACTTGCATTTTTGAGTTTTGCGAATTCTTTGGCATCGTATCCTTCCGGACGTTGCCCTGTTAGTTTGAATTCATTATGTAGTTTTTCTTGTTCCTTATAATCATCATATACACGTTGCACGCTATTAGATGATTGATAAGGCGCCGCCGTGAACCCTCTTAACCCCGGCGCTTCGTACCATTTTTTAGATGCATTGTTTTCTTTTGCACCAGTAGCCGCATCAATGCCGCTTAAACCTAAACCAGCAAGGCCGCCGCCGTACCCTCTTATTGTATTATCTACAATATACGGTGAAACGTTGATTTTATCGCCTACAAATTTTGCTACTTCGCTTGTATTTGCGCCATATTGTAGGTGTGCCGGTAAATTTTCTTGAGATTGCGGAATTAAATTCCTTTGTCTGAATAGCGATTTATTTGTCATGGCTTCAAAAATCGGTATAACGGCAGTAGGCATAAAACTCGGAGCCATGCTATCAATAACTCTTTCCCCGAAACCTTTAAACCCTACGCCATTACGCCCGCTCTTTTTATCGTCCATGTACTGTAACATGCGTTCAAACGCCGTACCGAATAAGATGCCAGCTTCAAACGGCTTAGGAATTTTATACATATTTTCTTTACCCGGAATAATCCAGAATGTATCCTTTTCCCATTGTGGCAACTCTTGATAACGTTCATCATCTTTATTCATATACCACAACATAACGCTAGGCAATGTAATATAAAGCATAGTTTTAACAGTCATACCGCGCGGGTCTTCCTTAAAAGCACGTGCCATTTTGTCGGTGCCTTGAATTGCAGCATTAAAAAAGGCTACGGCTTGATTGAATTTCTTTGTATGCGTACCCCTACGGCTAAAATCTAGCGTTATATCACGGCTTTCAAGCGCTGCTTCTCTTGCAGTTAAAGGCTTTCTATCTTTCCCGAATAGGCGATTACTAACCCCAGTATAACCCTTTCGTGCGTTATCGAATTCCGCCAACCGTGTTGCCATTTCTGTTGCTTCACTCATGGCGCGCAATAACTCAATAGGGTTTTTAATTAACTTAGTAACATCGCTTTTACGGCTCATAATATCGCGTAATTGGCCGCTTAAATAGTCGCGGTCTAACGAAACCATTGCCGCATGCGCTGCGCCAGATTTCATATATTCCCAGTATAAATCACCTTTTTTAAGAAATAGCGATAACCCTTTAAAAGTATCAATAATAGGAATAAACCCATGTTTGGAATAAATAGATGCGCCTATCATATCGCGTACAGGGTTTCGCAAGATAAATTCTGGTGATAATGTAGCACCAGCGCGTAACCAATTGGCCGGGTACGATAAGACTTTTACAAACATATTTGATTGTTCTTTATCTAACATACGCATCGTTTTAATGAGTTCCGGTGTTGTTTCATATGTTACTTTTTCGCCGTTTTCCCAAACGTTAAATGTATTATCTGTTGCCGCTTTATTACCGTTTACACGTTCCACTATTTGCCCTACGCCGTTTTTATCGGCAAGTTTGGCAAATGTACGCCCAACGTGATTGCGTTCTACTGCGTTATAAAATTGGAACGTATTCTTTACGATACTTTCCAACGGATCTATGATATCGCGCGTGCTACCTTTGAAACGTTTTACCGGACTGGATACATCAATAAAACCCTTGCCACCAGATAAGAACGATTGCATGCCAGCATCTGACATATCACGGAAAAACGGGATATAATGCGGGTACATTTTGCGCATTGTATGATATGCCTTAGCCGTCAACATGCCTTCTTTAACTAACATCTGCAACATATAATCTTGATATTTATATATTGCAACTGCCGCCTTTTGAAAGCGTTCGTTTCCGGCGTGCTTACCTAATACGGCCGCATCTTCGGTATAATCAAACGTTGCTTTTTGTTTGTTTTTGTGTAGGTCTAAATCGTGCAAGGCTACAAGATATGCGGAGAATTCCTTATGTTCCTTTTCGCCTACGCCTTTCAAAATGTCTTTTAACGATTTGATGCCATGTTCTGGCGCACCGTGTTCAATAAGCGTTTCTGCTTTACCTACCCAGCCACGCGCTAACCACGCTTGCATATATGGATTATCATCAAAGGCAATCTTTTCGCCTGTTTGGCGTTCGACTTCCTCAACTAAATCCTTCAATGGGTTCAATTCATCAACGGCTTTAGTGTATACATCATTTAACGCTTTTTTAATTACATCTTTAGCTTCGCCACGCTTAACCGCATCAATAGCTTGGCTTACTTTACCTTTACTTTCAAACGAAATACTACCTTTGATACGTTCCGCCCCGCCTTGACGGTGCCATTCATGAACCAGTTGAGATAATTTATTTGTAATACCGTTTAATTCCGGTTCTTTTGCAATCGCTTCCGTAAAGTGCTTATAGAATTCTGGGAATTCCCGTTTTGCTTTTGCTCGATCACTTACATAGTCTTTGAAAAATTCTGCGTAACCTTCGCCGCGTATACCGTCCATACCTAATTTATTGTAGGCTTTACCGAACCGGTCTTGAATTACGCCGTTAAATTCGTTATTAAATCGTGCATCTTTACTAAAATTAAAATAGTTATCCACATAATGGCCTAACTCATGCATGATTGTTGGAATTTCGCCATAATTACCGCTACGGATTACATCGGTTTTAGTATTGTACCAGCCGCGCACGTTATCACGGCCCAAACGGCCACTTTTAACGCGTTGATTGAATAGGTTATTGACTGCATCAAGGATTTCCCTACGTGTTACGCTTCGGCCTAACCGCCCTACTTCATCAATGCCAGTATGTGGCGTATCCTTACCCATTGCGCTATATTGTAGCGGTTCCGTAGGTCTAACGCCTTTACTTTCTAAATAACGATTTGCCATTGCTTCGTTGCCGTCAAAGGCTTTTACAACCGCATCGCGTACTTGCTCATGCGTTGCATTATCTAATAGTTGGCTAGGTTGCTGCGCGTATTTGCTCACGCCACCTTCTGTCGGTTCTGCTTGCATCAACTTCAATTCTTGCGTATCTGCAATTAGTTCGGCAGCACGATCACGGCGAACCGTTTCCATGTATTCGTTATTCAATCGTTCAACTGGTACATCTAGGCTTTCAGATAATCGAACCTTCACCGCATCAAGTTCCGTTTTTGGAATATCTGGCTTTGTGGCTTTGTTTAAATCTTTCAATAATTCCGTGTTAGAATTTACTTTATTTTCTAATTCGGTATATCGTGGATCAGATGCATCATTTTTCAATTCATTTATGATAGTTTCTTTTGCTTTTTGCGGTAAATCGTCAAGTGCATTTCGCAAACTTTCGTTCGGTGCATCTTCTTCATACCTAAATTGAGTATTTGCATCGTTTTCAAGTGCTTTTTCTTCAAATTTAGGTTTTTCACCCTCTACAAAGTCAGTATTTATGCGGTCTTTTGGCTGAAATTCATTTATTTCGCCTGTACGGGTCGTTTCGCTTTCGCCTTGATAGTTTATACCTAAATCTTCGTTTTTAACTGATTTTTTATCGGTATTTTCTACAAAACTGTTTAAATAGGTATGTGGTTCTTCACCATTTACTGGTTTTTCGTTTTCTATAAACTCATCTTTGAATGGTTGTTCATAGTTTCGATAATTAGGGTCTAGCGTATTATCTTTAAACGATGTATTATCACGTGGCCCATTTTCGTATTTGCCATAATTGCCTTTAAATGTATTTTCTGCAATTTCCGCACGCATTGCATCATTTGCAACTGCTGGGTCTGGTCTTTCGTATGTTTCACGAATGATTTTCGCCATTTCTGCCGGCGTTGCGTCTGGGTGTGCGCGCATAGCTTCAAGTGCAGCGCTTTCGGTATTATGTAATTCCCATACGCTGAAATCTACTTGCGTTCTCCAGTCCCACGGATCTAACCCGCGACTTTCTGCGAATTTCAACAAACCTTTTTCGCCGTTGAGTCTATCACCAGTAAATTGAACCAAACCACGGGAACCGTAGCCGTCGCCGCTTGTTACCGTTGTACTAAAACTGCTTTCGGCGCCAATATTACCAGTCATGCCGGCCGCTTCAACGTCGCTTAATCCATTCATACGGTATCGGTTATAAATGTCAGCTTGGATATTACCGGTTTCTCCTTCCATAGGTTGACCGTTCAAACCACCTTCGGAATATTCGCGCGGTTCTACTGTTTTAGGTTCTTCTGGTACGGGTACATCATCAAACGCGTTATACATTACGCCTTCTTCCATTGTTGGCGCATCTTTTGTGAAACGTTCGCCAATATCTTCAAAGGCGTTAGATGCCTTTTCTTTGATGTGTTCCGCTGCACGCCCTACACGCTCACCGATTGCACCGCTTACTTTCTTAGGTGTTGCCCCGTGTATCATGGCAGCCGGTAAAAATACATCGCCCCATAAGTTGGTAGGGTTCATGGCTATATTTTTAGCAAATTCCCCCGGGTCGTCAATTAAGCGTTCTACTGGCTCAGCCACCGGGTCTACTAAAAGATTTTTCGCCGTAGCTACATATTTATTCCCTAAAATTCCGTCTGGTGCCGTTCCGTCGTTTTCTGCGGTTGCATTGGCGTTATACATATCAACCGTATCACTTGCAATCGTAGGCGCGGCAAGAACGCCAGCAGCTATTCGCACCGGTGGTGGAACGTATGGCGTAATTGCCAGATATCCGGCCGGCTTACCAACGGCGGCGTTATAGGTTTCTACGTGCGCTTTACCTAACTCCGGCGTAGCGTATTCGTCGATAAACTCCCCATTATCATCAAATTTAGAAAAGTTATCGCCATTAGCATCAATGGCATTAGCAGCACTTTTAGAATACTCATTACCTAGATTGTTCGCTTTGTTTACTACATCATCTTTCCAGTTGGTTAACGTATTACCTACATTGTCGTTAATTTCTTTGCCGGTTTTATCAATCCATTCAATATTGTTTTTAACGCCATTAGCAACATATTCGGCATTATTTTTAACGCTATCCCAAAACGTAGGCTTGGGCGCGTTGCCTACGTCATAACCGTATTCGGTTGTTATATCTTCAAAGGCGTTACCGTTTCCAGCTGCCTTGCCGTATTGGCTTGTAATATCATCAAACGCACCCATAGTCTACCCCTTTATATTTAATAAGACTTTAACCACGATTTATATTGACCGTATCCGGCCGCATCAAGTTCCGCTGCAATCTGATCATCGCTCCAGCCTTGCGCTGAAAGTTCATTCATGCGTTTAGAAATTGCTGCTTGTTCTTCGCTTGAATAAGTCGGCTGCCGTTTAACTGTTGGCGTTCCAGCAGCACCACCGCCGCCAGCAGTAGGCGCACCACTTAACGCACTTTGTAATTGCCCATAATAAGGGCTTTCGTTTTCTGCTTTATCTGGGTTAGCTTTAACCCATGCGGTATGTTGTGCGGATAACGTACGCAATACTTGCGCATTATACCCGCTAGTGCCGGATTGTGTAGCCGTTGCCGGTTTAACGTGCGTACCTACATATTTCATGCTGCCGTCCGTGCCAACAATATAAGTTTTTCCGTCTGGCATAACTTTAATGTTTTTCGCCCCGAAATTACCGATATTTTTCATTTGGCCGTCCGGAGTCATTACGATAACTTGGCCGTTCGCAAATTGTTTTGTTTCAACCTTGCCATAACCGCCCATATCTTGAATAGTACCGTCGCCCATGTTGTAACGTAAAACATGGCCGTTTTGTGCGCTGCTAAACTTATAATCTGGTTTATCAAGTGCCGCAATAGAATTCAAGTTATTCATATCAATAGTACCAGCGCCAACTTTACCGGCTAGATAGTTATATCTTGCAACGGCTGGCGCCAACCCTTTAACCCGTTTTGTGTTATAGGTATCTACAACCGGGTTGCCGTCTTTATCCTGTGTAAATACAAGATTGTTCATGATTTGCTGGCGCATTGGTTCAAGCACTTTTTCTTGATATTCGTTGACTTGCTGCATATACATATTGTTAACGTCAGTTTGATATTGTTCGCTGGCTAGGCCTTGCGCCGTTTTAAAATCAAAACCGGCTTTAACTAGGGCCAACGTATTGGCCCCTAGTTGTTTACGTGCTTCACTTGTTACGCTTGCTTTATCTGGTATAGAGTATTGACCCGGCGCTTTATCCGCATCGGCGTTACCATTTACGGCCGAATTGGGCGCCCCATGAAAAGGTGCGTTTTGTCGTTGTTGCATCATTTCTTGGTATGTTTGCGGTACCCCTGTATTAATACCAGTATTATTTAGATTTTGAAAATTCCATAACCCCGTGTTTTGTTGCGGTTGCGCTGGCGCCGCTGGCATTTGTGGTGCTTGCGCTGCCTGTACTTGTAATTGCTTTTGTAATGTAGGACTTGGCTCATTCATATAAGCGTTAAAGCGCTGATCAGTAACAGGGTTAGCCGGTGCATCTGTGTTAGCTTGCATCGGTTGTGCTGGTGCTGCTGGATTTTGACCGCCCCATAATCCGATATTATTCTTTTGCATCAAGTTATTGGCAAATGTGTTATTGGAATTAGATAATAACTGGTTGATTTGACCGGCGCTATTAGGTTGTTGCATACCCATTCCCGCCATGCGGTTATTATTATCCACAATTTGCGGCGTGTTCGGGTCTTGTTCCCCGCCAGCGCCACCGCCACCGCCTAGCATTGCTTGATAGCCTTTAGCCATTTTGTTATTCTGCAATGCACCTAAACGATGTGAGAAATATTGACCAGCTAATTCGCCTAACGCCGCCCATGGTTCAAAATCTTTTACGTAGATAACGCCCATTGTGTTATTCCTCTACTTTCTTATTATCTTCGGTTGCTGCTTCTTCGGTTGCTGCTTCTTCGGTTGCTTCCTCTACTGGTTCATCTTTCTTGCTGGATTTTTTAGTTGTTTTTTTAGCTGGCTTTTCTTCCGGTGTTTCTTCCGCTGCATCTGCAATAGCTTTCAATTCATCTTCATTGATGCCTTCCGCCATAATGCCGTTAGCATAGAATAAATTATCGCCAGTACATTGCAATTCATATACATGTTCAGTATTGCCAGTTGCTTCGCTTAATGTAACCGGTTCATAAGCATTAACCGTCATAATAACTTCGCCAACTACCAATTCACTAACTAATTTTAAACCTTCCGGAGTCAATACCTTTTCTGTGCCTGTGGTTGTTACGCCGAAAGATACAGTTTCAAGGCGATGTGTTTCTTTTTCGCCCATATCATGCAATGCAATTACATCATTAACCGCACCCAACGTGATAACAGTATCACCATTTACAAACGTTTCAATAACCTTGCCACCTTCTGGTGTTGCAATTTCAGTACCCGCTACAAAACAAAAACCTTTCATAAGCCCTCCAAAGAAACCGCCAGAACCTTGCTTAACCATTGTTTGTGCTGGTTGTGCTAGTCCATAGCGTAATGACATAAATCTGTTAAGTAAATCTTCTTGATCCGCGTTATTTAACTGGCTCATAGAGTAGTAATCTTTGGCCGGTTGAATTGCCGCGCTTTGTGTTGTTGCGCCTGTATTAATAGGGTTTTGCGCTAACCCTTCGCGTTGACCTACTAAACCCGCTGCGGTGCCGGCGTTATTCATCTGATTTGCATAACCTTGGTTCATTAGATTTGCTTGATTAATAATGCCGTTTTGGTTGTTGTTGTAGGTATTACCCCATAACCCCATTTTTGCACCGATACCGCTTAAATTATTATTAAGCGCTTGCGTATTAAGTGCAGCCGCTTGGCCTAAATCATTTGAATATTGTGCCGCAAGTGTATTAGATGCGTTCTTGCTAATATCATTTAATGCATTATCTGTAATAGATGAATTCACAATGCCGCGACTTGCTAGGCCAGAAACTGCATTGCCTACAGTTGCCTGTAAATCATTGTTTAACGCTTGCCGTCTAGCATCTGCATAGCCTGTTGGTAGTTGGCCGTTTGTGATGCTATTCATTGCGTTTTGATTATTAAGCAATGCGCCGTTATATTCGTTAGCCAGTTGGCTTGCGCCGTTGTTCATAGTATCAACGCTTGCCGCTAACTGATTTGCATACCGCGTGTTATCAGTTAAATTCTTGGCGCCGGCCGTAGAAACTTGATTTTGTAACGCGCTGATTGCATTTTGATTGCCACGGTTAGCGCCTAAATACGAATTATACATATTGCCGTATTCTGGCGTTATCACGTTATTCAAGGCCGCATCGCCCATACCTTGCAAGGTGTTGGCGCTTCGATTGGTGTTATTAATCCAATCCATTTGGCCTTGTAATAGTTGCTTTTCGTCGGCCGTTGCCGTAGGTAGTTTTGCATCAATGCTGCTTACCTTCGACTTTTTACCGCCGCCGCCAAATAATTGCAAGTCAAATTTAAACATGCTTTTCCTTTCTACAAAGTAGCTTCAAGGTGTTTTCGCACCGTTTTTAACACTTTGTAATCAAACCCATTATAGGTGTAGTCCATTTCTGGAACGCGTTCCATATTCCATTTTTTTATGAAACCGCGCACGCTTCGATGTGTAGCCGTTACAATTACATCAAGATCATTCATCTTCATTACTTCAACAATATATTTCCCTATTATTTTCATATTGCCGTATGTCTGCCAGATAGTAAAATACCGTTGGCCCTCATGTTCGTTGATAGTCCAGAATAAGAACCCAGCATTAGGGAACCATTTGAAATAGTAGTTATATTTATCTTTGTAATTGTTGTTTTCATCGAAATAAAAACCTTCAAGGCTAACGCGTTCACCCGTGCGCCGTTCATAGTCTTTTATCATGCTTTCAAGGCTTTCAATTTGCATTGTTAGTCCCCTATTCGTTCTATGCTGAATTTATTACGATTACTTCCGGCCTGTACTTTCCTATCATAATACCCGCTAATAGTTAGATTTAAATGCTGATTGCCATACCCTTGACCGACAATGCTCATTACTATTTCAAGGTTTCTGTTATCATTAATGCGTATTTCGCGACTATCGCGCGTGCTTCCGTCTATTGTGATACGATAATTTCCACTTGGGAAAAATACCGTGTTACGCCATCCTGAGCGATCACTTGCCGGTCTATCTACATAAATATTATTAAATGCAGCCGGATTATACTGTACCGAATATGTGCGCCCGTTTTTAATAACTTTTAACGGCGTGTTATCGTCTCCAATACGTGCGTATAATTCGTTTCCATTAAAGGGAACCTTAATATTTTGGCCGTTAGTTAATGCTGCATCTGTAGTTAATCCAAACCGGTATGTTTGGCCGTTATATTCTAGTACTAAATTAGGCATATTATTCCACCTTCAACCTTGCACCATTAGGGAATAACAATGTATTGTTATTTTCAAACGTTGCTATACGTTGCCATTCATTCATGCCTTTAGTATTTGTATCAAAACGAATAAATGCCGCGTTACTGTTAGCAAAATAAAGCTGAGTACCTAATACGCGGTCTTGGCTTGTATACCACGGAAACATGGCGCCAATACCCCAATAAGCAGTACCCCATATACGGTAGTTATTTAATTCACCGAATGTAAAGCCGCTATAACCCGCCTTGTTGTTAGCAAGATAATCTAAATCAATCGGTTCATTGGAAAGGCCCGGAACCTTTAACGTACCCGTCATGGTATCGCCGGCCTTTTTAACGCATATCGCAACATTTGTAGCAGTATCGGCAGTTGTTGCATGTGTAGCATTATCTGCACTAACCGCATGCATTGCATTGGCTACTGTATCAGTTTTGCGATAATACGCACTACTCAATCCGTTTACTGTATCCGTGATTGTTTTTAGTGTACGGCTTGGGTTATTCGTGAAACTAGCATCGCCAGCAATCTTTTTAATAGCTTCCGCCATTTGATTAAGAATATCCGTTAATGCATACGCTTTACCGTCAACCGTACGCGTACCAATTACGGCATCTGTTGCGGTGTTTACGTTTGGATCATAATACTTGATTGACTTTACACGTGTTGCATCTGTAACGGCAATCGCTACCACTACGCGCAATATTTCTTTCCAGTATGTACCAGTATACACATACATTTTTTCGTTTGTAGTATTGTAGTACATTTTATCCGTTGCCGCTGCTGGTGCATTTGGCTGGCGCATCGGTTCAAGCGTTGTACTGCCATAAGTTAGGCCACCAGATGCGGAGCGCTCAACGTATAGATACGACGTATTATTGGCCGGTAAACTCCATGCGCTTTGTTTACGGTTAATCGTTTGTGTATAATCAACCGCGCCGTAATCGTTGAAACCGTCGGCGAATGATAACAATACAGGCGTTTGGCTGCCGTCAATCATTACGCTTAGGTTATCACCGGTTAAGAATGAAAATTCACCATTGCTTACTTTACCGCTCAATACTCTATTACGTAGGCCACCAGTACCACCACCGCCGCCAGTACCACCGCCGCCGCCGGCTTTTAGTTCCATTTGCTGCGCAACGTTCAATAATTCATCGCGGTTTTTCTTGATACTATCTTGCACAGTATCGCCCTGTGGCGTTATATCCAAAGGGTATTTTTCTTTATATGCCATGTTTAAACCTCTTCATACGTATAATCTAACTGGCGTAACGAAATAGCGCCCTTTTGAACATTGATTTTGAATTGTACATTACGATTTGCACCGCCGCCAATTTTATACGCCTTCGTGTATTCATTAACATTCATTAATGTTTTAGCATCGTATAGCTTTTCATTTGCGTAGTAGGTTTTGGTTGCCTTGCTTGAAAAGTTAATTGGCTTAGGCTTCTTATTTGAGATGCCAATAGTTCCATGACCGGGAATAAGATTATGCGTTACAAAATTATAGTTCATAATCAACACAAATTGACGGGTTGCTAATCTGTTGCCGCTGATAATTGATGTTTGGATTTGTACCGTATCATCTGTATCTATCGTTTCATCAAGAATACCAATTTTATTTCCGTAGGCTATGTATACTTCCTTGTCTACATTCACCGCTGCATTGATGCCATGCGTGAATTTTCTTGATGTGAAAACGCCCCTTCCGTCTTCATATCGTGGCAAGTAGTGATATATAAATACCGTTTCGCCATTATATGGTTTAATCCAGATTTGTTTTCTACTGGATATATGCCATACTTCGCAATCTTTCGTTATGTACTTCAATAGATAAGAGTTGATATTCAAGCCAGTTTCAAACGGTTGTATTTCCGCATAGGTGTTTGTAGGCATGAAAGACATGAACCCTTGATTGCCTAAATAATAGCTACGATCATCAACGCTTACCGTCGCACCGCTACAATAACCGGTAGAGGATAACGGATACACAGTTAAATTCTGTGCATCTGGCGTACCAATGACTTGATACACGCGCCCGTATTCTTTGTATACGATAATTGCACGTGATAAGAAATCAATCGCAATAATGCTGCCTTGGTCTTTATAGCCTACGTCTACATATTGCGCGCTAGATGCATCGTTTGAGTTATGAGTCCATGCGTTGTAGTCGCCAACTGCCGACCAATTCAACCGATGCGAATGAGTCGATGCAATGAGTACACGCCCGGAATGACTTGATACTATATCACATGCCGGACTTTCAATAGTGGATAACTTACCACTACCAGAAATGGCTTGTAATTTATCACCGTTGGCAATAAGAATATCACCGCCAAACGCATGATATTTAGGCCGTTCGGTACCATTTAATGTGCCTAATAGTTTATTACTGCTAAAATCTGTTTCATACAAATTTCGGCCACTAGAAAAGTACCACTTATTACGGTACACATCATGATATAGCGTTTCTACTGGTAGTCCAAAATCATACAATATACGAATACCCGGAACGGTACGGAGTGCATTATCTGTTCTATCGAATTCGCATTGTTGCGCCTGTGTTAGCGCTTGCACGTCGATATTTTCCGGCGGGTTGCTCCAATCAAGGCCCAGCCGGAACCCGTTTGTAGTTGCCACCTGTTTAACGCCCATTATGCTATACCTCTTGCCGCCTTAATCTGTTCCGTTATGTAGTCAATGAATTGTTTATCATATGCAGCGTAATCCGTCATAAGTGATTTCTTTTTAACCATGAAAGATATAAGCTGCACTAAATACTGATGAAAGAATTCAGAAAACGGAATAGTATCGTCTAATTCGTCTACGTGGTTTTTACGCACGCTATAAAATACTTGATTAACCGTTTCCCCGTCATAAGTTTCAAATGTTCCATTAATGATGCGGATAGGATAACCACTCTTAGGAACGAACCCCATGAAATCGGACGGAACCGCTTTCAAATTCGGTATGTCGGTATTCTTAACTACTTCGCGGTCTTTAATGCTAACTAGAATAGTAGTTAGCCAGTCAATAGCTGCGTTAATGTATTGAATGTATTCTGATTGTTCATCAAGAATTTCATTACTTTCTACATTAACCAGCGTAATCAATTCGCTTACTACCATAATTCCAGTACCCTTCTGCTATTACGCTTTCATTATTGCCTAAACCATTATTAATGGATTGCAACGCATTAACCATATTCGCCGTTACGCCGGATATATCAAGGTTCATAACCCTATATACGATGTAATCAACAAGTAATGTTTCTAATTCTGCCGGTAGTCCGCTTTCATCTTCCAGTTTCTTATAGCCAGCAGTCATTATATAATCAACGGTTATTTTCTGCTCATGATCTGCATCAAATACTATCGTTTGTAAATTCAATACATGATAGGCCTGTACGTCCGCATCATCGGCTTTGACATTTAACACGCTGATACATTGACCGGGCAGCGTAATCCGTCCGGTGCCGTTATCTTCGTGCGTTGCCTGTGCCAAACTAGGGCAGTACTGACCGATAAGGGCATTTAATAGGTGATTACCTTCGTTGTAATATTCCAGTAAATGATACGGTGTATATTGTTCTTGCGGTGTATCGCCTATTTGCATGAACGCCCTATTGATAACTTGTTTTACGTTCATATTCACCCCATATAAGAATAAAGGCGGGTATTACCCCGCCCATAATTCAAAATTAGCGTTCAACTACGCCGCCAGTTCTAACGTTGATTACGCCAAAATCGGAACCATTGAATTTTGTTTTTTCAACTGCACCATAGAACGCAATACCATTACCAGCAATGTTGCCGTAATCGTCTGTTTGTTCAATGTGTTTAGCTGGTCTTGCAACTGCGAAACATGCGGCTTGCTTACCCAATAACAAGTTATGGCATACATTAGCGGAACTTGCGCCAGTGCTAATATTATATAAGCGTTCGTATTCGTACAAAACAACGCCATCGTATTCGCCTAACGCACCAGTAAAGATAGGGTTTTTAGAACCGCGAACATTTGCGTTTTGTTGCGCTGCCAACCATTTTGGATCATCTTTTAAATCACGTGCAGCCCACGGAGATACAAGCATAATGTATTTATCCATGCCGTCAATTTTAATCGGTTGAATTTTTGGCGCATGCATTTGCGCTTTCCGTTTAGCACGGGAAATAATAGTTGTTGTTAATTTATCATTTGCCGTAATAGATGCTTGCGTACCGGCTGCACTTGCATATACTGTTTCTGCGCTAGAGTTATTAGACGTTAATTTATCAATCAATTTATTATCTAACCAATCAGATAACCATTGTTTCAAAACAACTTTAATTTCTTTCAACATATCGTATTGGCTTTTTTGATCGTCTGCTTCAAAACGAGATACCGCATTACGTACTAATTGTGTTTGTACAGTAAAATCGTAAATGTTCAAAGTATCTTCGGAACCAGCTAATTTTTGTCTATTACCTTCAACGCCGGAGCCTGTTAAGTTCATCATCAAGCCGAATACTACGCTATCGCCTTTTACATTTGTTAAGTCTTTATTTTGGTGTACTACATTGGAACCGTCCATTGCAGTAAACTTATCAAAATAACTATCTTTTACGCCTTCATGCCATACTTTTTTAGCCCATACTTTAGGTACTAAATTTGCTGGGATATTAACTTGGTTTCTTTGGTCTGCCATATTTTACCTCTTATAATTCGTCAAAATATTTGCGTACATCGTCCGGCAATGCATCAAGGTTGCCTGTTTGATACGCTTTCAAAATATCTTCTTCGCTTACCTTGTTAGGTGTAGGAACGCCACCGTTTAACGCGCCAGCCTTTGGCAACGTTGCGGCCACCTGTAACGGGTTATTCGTAACGTCGGTATTCGTTGCCCGTTCATTTTGCAGTTCATTAACAAATTTTCTGATTGTTTCAAAATCGGCATCGGTACCTTCTCCAATATCTACGCGGTAGAACGCATCGTTTATTGGTTGTGCATCGCGCATTGTCATGCCGTTTAGCTTTTCTAATCCGCGTTGATATAGTTCCCCGAAATTTGGTAATGATTTAATTTCATTTACGAAATTTAGATTTGTTTGTCTTTGTTGGTGTACTGCTAACTGTTGATTTGTGATCGTGTATTCTGCGTTAGCTTCAAAACGAATAAAATCGTTATACTTTTGCACATCTTCAAACATAAGACTTTCTAAATCTTCCGCCGTTAAATTAAAGCGTTTTAATGCTTCACGGCGTACAAAGTCACGGATATCAGATACTTCACTATCTGGCAATGTAATCGGTCTTTGTTGCGCTTCAAATTGTCGCGCACGTTCTTCGGCCGCCTTACGTCTTGCGCGTTCCTGTGCAAGTGCCGCTTTTAGATTGTTATCGTTTGTATGGTTTTCTTCATGTTCCGGTTCTTCTTCATTAGTGTTCGGCGCCGCTGCATCTACTTCCGCATCATTCGCATCACTTTCCGCCGCATCATCTGTAGAGGGTTCATCTGTTACAGTTTCCGGTGTATCCGTTTCTTCGGTATGTTCATCAACGTTCACGCCCGCGTTTTCTAAATCTTCCGGGGTGAAACCAGCATCTTCGATATTAACTAAATCTTTTTCCATATCTAATACTCCTTAGCCTTTTAACGTCATTGCCGGACGAATAAAGAAATATGGCAGTTTAACGCCGTTGCCGGGCGATAATGTATAAGCAAGCCTTTTAACGCCGTTACTTAGGGCGAAAATAATATAAAAAACGCCCCATTACGGAGCGTTTATTATTGTGTTGATAGTTTATATTACATAGTGCCTAAATCGTTCATAGGCGGCATAATTTGTGGTCTATTTTGAATGTTTGGTTGTTTACCTTTTAAGGCTAACCGTTCCGCCATAATTTGTTGTGGTGAAATCTGTACGCCCAGCGTTTGTAAATACATACTCAATGCTTCCGCTGGCATATCATCAAGTGAACCACTTACGCGCAATTCTGGTAACGCTGGCTTTTCTGCCGCTTCTTGCATGCGTTTCTTAACCGTTTCTTTTTCTGGGAAATCCATGAAATCAAGGATAATATCAATAGGAATATCAACGCCGGATTTCTTAGCTTCCAACAATTGATACAAATTAGCACGTCTTGCCGTTGCGCTTGCTTGGCTGGTGCTGATTACAATATCAAAATCAAAGGCGGATAGATCATACAAAACTTGTTTAATAGGATTACCTTCCGCATCACGCTGCGGTTGACCTAGTGCATCTGTTAATATTTGTTCTTGCATAGGTTGATTTAAACCCGGTGCAATCTGTACAAATTCCTTTTGCCCGTCGTCGCCCATAATGCGCATCGCTTTGGCTTCATTGTAGAATTGTGGAATTAAACCCGGTGCGTTTTTCTCACCCCATAATAATTTTACAATTTGGCGTTCTGCTTCTTTTGATTGCTCAAAGATGCCAGCCGTTTGAACAGTTGTTACAGATTGCCGCAAGTCGATTGCCTTGCCGCTCATACTGCCAACGCTACCGCTTAAACTTTCCGGAGTGATACCGCTGATAGAATAGAAATCATTGCTTGATTGTTGTTCAAGGGCCATATTAATATTGCTATCCATTGCCGGCGTGCCGTCTACGAATGATACGCCCGGCGGTAACCAAATATTCGCGCCCGGTTTAGTGCTATTATTTTTAATATCGCGCTTATTTTGTTCGGTTAATTGACCTTGCCAGAATTTAACGCCTAACGACTGCTGATTTACAACGTGCATGCGTTGGCTTCGGTTTTTGTTTAATTCCCTTTGTGCATCTTTAATATCACGCACTACGCCAGCCGGTTCCAGTTCATCATCTACCAATTCGCCGGTATAATAGCAATATTCACGCACTAACGGGAATTTACCATGCTTATAAGGGCTTTCGCCTTCTTCCAATAGAACACTATCGGCGAACGTTGCGTATCTGATTTTAGTATCTGGAATACTTGTAGGTTTCTTACCAGTAGCCATTAATACAACGAATAACGGGTTAGCTTCATCAATTAAACCCTCTTTTGTCATGTATACGTTCTTTTTGCCGTATTCTTTATACCAGTACTGCACTACACGGATTTTATTGTAATTCGTGTTATACCATAACGCTTCGCCGTCTACCGTTTCAATCACGCCGGCTTCCTGTTCGGTTTCGTCATATCTGCTTTTTAATGCGTTAATTTCGTCAACCTTTTCCGGATAGATTTGCTTTAACTTAGCAGCACTTTCCCAACTATAGCGGCCAACATATTGCGCATCGGATAAATCATCTTTCTTACATTCCGGATCTATGAAAGCGTCAAATGGAGAAACACGTTCAATTTGAATTGTGCCGTCTAACTTCGTATAGTCAAATTCATAAGATACCCAGTAATTGGCTAAACCACAAATAATCTTATCGCGGAAACATTTGCCCTTATTGCGTTGATAGTTCGCACGGTCTAAACAGTATTTTGTAATACCTTTAGCAACGCGGCTTATTCTATCATCTTCTTCGGAACGTGGTAAAAAGTCCGGTTCTGTTTCATTCTGTGATGCATAACCGCATAACAGATTAATAACCGGTCTAATTCTATTAATCGTAATTGCTGGCCGTCCAGCTTCGCGCATATTCTTCAAGTCGCCGTCTTGCCATTGTTTACCTTGCATAAATGCAAAATCTTCGGCAGCAGCCTTGCGCCATTCTGACGTGGCGGCCAATGCATTTTTTACATTCTGTTTTGCTTCGTATATATCAAAGGTTGTTTGTTCTATATCCATTATTCCACCATTTCAGAACCGTAAATCATATCGTACATCTGTTCTAATTGCCATTGCGGCATTGCCTTAGCGAATTCCGCTAGTTCTGCATCTGTATATTTCGCCGGAATAATAACGCCCTTTTCTTCGCGTTCGCCGTATTCCGATTTAAGAACCTTAAAGGCGTAATCACGCAACGCCCTTTCACTCATACGCCCCATGCGCTTATATCTCCTTCGCTATCATCAACATATTTATAACCGTCATTAAACGGCTTTTCTGGTTTAACTGATTTAACCGGTCTTGCCATGCACATATAACGCACCGCATCATACGCATGATCTTCTTGTTTCGTATCTACATCTTCCACTTTGATTTTGTCATACGTTAAAGCTGGTAACGTTCGTATTAAGTGTACGCAATTACTAAATATTTTTAACTTACCTTCTTTTAATCGTTGATGTACTTGCATAAGTCCGGCTAATCTATCATTATCAGCACGCACCCAGTACACGCCCTCAGTTGCAAATATTTCCGCAATCGTTGGGCCGTCATGGCCTGTTCGCTGCCATATAGCGGGGTCTGCCACGCCTTGATAGTCTTTTAAATGTTCTATCTTTTGCGCTACTTCCCTTGCCGTTTCCTGTGTACCAGTATCCGGCATGCCCGGCTTGCAACCGTAAAACTCACCAGTAATATATAGCACGTCGTCATAATCAACGGCAGCGGAATATACTGCATATGGTTTCGTATAACCCCAGTCCATTGAACGATACCGTTGCCAATGATGCGGTATTTCAAACGGTTCTATTACATGCTTATCAGTGCGGAATTCTGTAAACACTTGACCTTCAAATATGTTCCAGTCGCCGTCTAAATACGCTTTACGTAGTTTTTCTGGCAACGTGTTAAGTGCATCTATATAACTTTGTGATAGATGCGGGTTATCACTTGCCCTTGCTTGGATATATGCAATCTTATCGGCGAGCGGTTGCATTTCTTTTGTAAAGTTTCTATCAATGAATAAATCTTTTACCCACATATGACCCTTGCCGCCCGGGTTAGTTGCTGCGATTAATTTTGTATCCGTGATACCAGTCCAGCGTAAACGCATACGCAAGAAATCAAACACATCGCGACTATTCAAGGTTAATTCGTCTATCGCTATTGCAGCGAATTCACTAGAAAGATATTTACTAGGTTTATCAAGATTACGGAAACAGATAACGCCGCCGCCTAATTCATCATTTAATGTGAATTCATGGTTGCTTTCCTTATAGCTTCCTAACCATTCCGGAAACTCCATTTTGATTTTGGATATTTGACGATCATCAAGACTTGGATAATCCTCACAGAATAATCCAACGCGTATGCCTTTAAGTCCTGTTTGAATGAACCAATCAATAAGCAGCCATATCAAGCCCCAGCGGAGTATATACGATTTACCACCACCAGCAGCGCCGCCATATAGTGTATATATGTTTTGCTTTACTGCACGCAAGAATTCTTTTTGCTTAGGCGTTGGCCGTATTACATCGCGAAACAGATTTGTTTTACTCATCTGCATCACTCAATTCATTATTATCAATAACCAACTTAACGGCGCTTTCCGTTGTGATTTCCTGTTGTATCTTATCGCGCCATTCTTTAGAACGTCGATTTTTAAGCCAGAAAATCATTGCCGTTGTATTTCCTTCAAGTGCTGCTTTATAGAGTGCATTTTCAACTTGTATGTCTGCTTCGTCCTTTCCTATTTTTAGGGCGTTCGATATTTTGGGCGACTTCTTACGCCATTCCCATAAGGTAGAAACAACAATATCCATATTGCTTGCAATCTGTTCATTTGTTAAACCATTACGCGCCCAGCCTTGTAAAAGCAAAATCTTTTCTTCTGCTTCCCAGTCCTTATATGTTGTTTTCGCCATTGTTTCACCCCCTATCGTAGTATGTTGTTATCTTTGCTTTTCATTCTGCCATGTGATCGTTGGCATATTCCCGCGTGTTGCTTGCTGGCGTGTTGGCTAGTGCAATATGTTTGGCATAATCCGTCATAGTATATTTCGCTTGCTATGCATTTTCCGCCTTTGTTATTAAGACATTTCGACTTGGTACATATGATATTCATTAGCTTTTCACCACCTTCACAAAACTTTTTTGAAAAATTTTTAATTTCCCTATTGACTACTTGCGAAAACGCAAGTATAATTAAGCCATAAAATACATCTGAAAACGCAATTATTTAAAAAGGAGAATTAACAATGCAAATGACTATTCAAGAAATTAAAAACGCGATCAGATACAACGAATTAAACAGTATCGAAACATTACAAGCAGCATACACCGGAATTAAATACAACAATGACGGAATAATTCAAACACTAGGTTATGACGATTTAAACAACATTGTCATGATGCTTCGTTATATCGCTGAAAAATGCGAATTGCTTCGTCGCCGTACTAATTCGATATATGATGCGTTCGCTGCTTTCAATCTACGCGAAACAATATTCGATACTGTAGATGAATACCAGAAAGAAATGAATAACAAAATACGCCAAACATTAGCCGCTAGAATATAGCGGCTTTTTTAATTACTCAAAACCGAACACGCCGCACTAAAAGATCAATGGAAACTATGAAGGTGATATCTCTTAAAATAAAAAAATGTGCTTTATGTTCAGTTTTCAATAATCAAATGTTACTTTTATACAAAAAATGAGATATATCGCCGTGGATATACCTCACATTCTGATAGCTTTATTCATTTTTGTTGTATACTCTAAACCAATACCGATATAGATCACATGAAATTAGGTTCATTATGCTTATTGTTGTTGTGCTTGGAAGTACATATTTATATTGATAGGATTGTTCTCAATGGCATTGTGTATGTTTGAAAGGAATTCTTTTTATCGGTATCGGTTTACAATACACAATAGGGGAACGGCCCAAAGTTCCCCTGTGCATTGTGTTCATATAGGAGAATTACGCCAATGACCTTTTAAGCATCATTTGACAATATAATTATACTATATATGGCGTTTCCGTATTATTCCGATGTAGTTCGGTATAGTTCGACTTTAACCGACTTAGCAGTATACATGCTAGGGTAATACGTTTCATGTAAAAATTTACCTACATTAATAAGGCCTAGTGTTTTTAATTCTGCTGCTTGCGTTTTTCCTAAATCTGTAAAACTTTTCGCATATTTCGCGCTTTCGCCGTCGATATACTCACGCATTAATAATATATTGGTTTTCCCTGTGGTGCATTGATTGATGATTTCCGCCGCCGTTTCGCGTTCATCAATTAACGCACCTATTTCTTTGTGTACGGCATCGCGTTTACTTTCAAGGCGTACGATTTGCCGGTCTAACCCGCCCGGCGTTCCGCCACCGCTTAACCGTTCCTTGTTATAATCAACGGCCCCAATCGTTGTTATATCGGATTGCAAATGCTTTAGATCTTCCTTCAATGATTTAATTTTCATTGATATTAATTTAATCGGTTCTAGGAATTCCTTGCCTATCTCTCTATATTCTTTATCCGTCATTTATTCCCCCGTATGGTTCATTATCGTAAATTCTTAACCGTTTCCCCTAACATGTTTAAATAGTCTTGTAAATTAACTTTGATTGCATCATTTACTAATTGGATATTATCAGTTGTTACATAATGCGCCAGCAGCATTTTATACATTGCATCTTTGGTAGGTATGAATATCGCAATCATTGTACTTACAAAAAACACGCCAAACAATACAAACACCTTTTTCTTATTGGCTTTTAATACCTCTCTAAGTTCATCATCAATAAGATAAAAGCAACCAGCCGCACTAATCAATAACGTAGATATAATAAAAATTCCTTGATTAAACGCATCGATATTATGTAACAACTCAATCAAGTACAAATACATCGGATTAATAATAGGCATTACACATTTCCCCTTTCGCCTATTCGTATCAAAGGGGCGTTTATATTGCCCCTTATCCACTACATCGTAAATACTGATACTAATTTTATTAATGCTATCACTAGCGAAAACACCAATGCAGCATCAAATAATAATTTAATCATGGTTATTTCCCTGTACTACCAATACCGCCGGAACCGCGTTCCGTATCTGTTAATTGTGCAACCTCTAACAGTTTTAATGCGCCTACTGGTACCAGAATACCTTGAACCAATCTATCACCCTTTTGGATTAAATACGGCGTATCACTAGTATTATGTAGAATTGCTTTAATTTCTCCCCTATAGTCCGCATCAATCACCCCGAATGAGTTCGGAATAATTAACGGCGTTTTGCTCATGCTAGATCGTGGCGCCAGCATCAACATATAACCCTTTGGAATTTCCAACGCTAGGCCTAGTGTTACATATTGCGTTTGATGCGGTTCTATAACTACGCTTTCTGGTTGATAAAAATCCATGCCAGCAGCATCTACGCTGCCAACTTTTGGCAATAATACACCGGGCATGCATCGCTTAACCTTGATAACGTCCGCATTATATCGTTTATAACCAAAGATGCGTTTAATCCTGTTTAGTAGTTCCATTTATTGCCCCTCATTTCAATAACGCTTCCAATACTTTATTTTTTCTATCCATAATTCGTATTTCTGCACGCGGGTTTTCTTTATCAATACCAGCGATGCAGCTATCACCATATGAACATATCCATTTATCATCGTCGATAATTTTGGCCTTTGTTAATATATCGCTAGTCGCCTGTAGTAACCCGATTAAATCCGGCCAGCTTCTTTTATTTGGCAAATAGTATTTACATTCAACAACGATGATGCCAGATATATGCAATTTCTTCCCAGCTAACTGCCACATGCAAGCATCTTCATAATTCTTGTAGGCTTCCGACGGTATTATAATAGGCTTTCCGTTTCTGGATATAATTCGCCCGCTATTCTTCTTAGTTGCTGGACGGCCTTTTAATGTAATATCAATTACACTCATTTAATGCCCTTTCTGCCAATAATACATCATCTTCCGGATATACCCAGTAAAAATCACCTAAACTAGTCCATGACGTTTTGCCACCCCTAAAACAATATACGCGACCATTTTCGTATTTTGCAAAGTAAAGTTTAGCTTTTACAAGTCCAGTTTCTGCAATAACTGGCGTATCAACTGGTACCTTTTCCCATTCCACGATACCCAGCAACGATGCAATAGAATATTTACGGGTATTAGGATTTAACCCCAGCACCTTGCATGGAATTCTTGGGGTATGATCGCGTATCTTGAAATTTCCGCCGTTTTCGATAAATGTAGGATTTACGAAAAACGCGTAAACGCCTTCAATCTTAATATCTCTATACCCTTCGTTATACATTTCTTGTAATAACCATTTTTGCTCATTCGTCATAATTCAATTCCCCTTTTACAATAATCTCCTTCACTTGCTGCCGCACGTTGTAAATGTACGCTTCAACCGTTCCGTTGAATACTTCCATTACCATTTTGGAAAGTGCTTGCCGTAATCGTTTCGTTTTGCCGTCCTTATGATATTTGTATTCAAGCGTAATTAAAAATCTATCTTGCGTTACTTTTGGTTTTAAAATCATGTTTTCAATAACCAGCGTTAATGCGCTGGCTAGTTGCTCACATGTGAAAACTCTACCGTTCCCCATGTCTACCTTTACATTCATTTATTAATTCCCCTTTGATATTCATAGATAATTTCATTCTTAGGCGCATTTATTAGCATGATAATGCTATGATGTGCTGGCGATTTTGTATGCTCACCCGTTTCACTTATAAATTTAATACGCTTAGTTGGTACGTATACGCTTATATTTGTCTTACTAAATAATTTATGCCTTTGTACCCCCCCCCAGTGCATCTATAGGCAGTACCAGTGTACACGGGCGCCCTGTTTCAATACACCGCGCTATAATTTCATCTTTGTTGCTATACGGCGGGTTAGTTATTAAGTAATCAAATTCATAATCTTTAGTTAAAAAATCATTGATGCCGTATATAGCTAACGGATCATAATCGCGTGTAACAATTTTTGTAAAATTGCTTTTATCTGTATCGAACGGCAATAAAATTTTATCGCCAGCATTTGGCGGGAATATATTAAGCATTGTTTTAACGGTTTCTATAGGCGTATACCATTCATCGCTTTTAGTGCCTTTTATTAATGCTTGTTTCATCGCTTACACCTTTTAAGATTTACCCCAGCAGCTAACAGGCGATTTCTAACAAATGTATACGATACGCCGTATATACCCGCAATTTGTCGCACGCTCAAACCTTTCTCACGCAAGGCGACCAATGCACTTGCTTCAATTTCTGGGTACACCGGCTTTCGTTTTATTTCTTTCCTTAACCCTAGCGCGGCCAATGCTGCATCTGCGGTTTTTCTACTGTATATGCAAGCACCTAATGCGAACCAGTTTTCTATATAACTCAAGACATATCACCTCTTACTGCCATTTAATATATTGATCGCATCGCTTCAAAATGGCTCTCACTAATTCCAACGGAATACTTGACCTTACGTTATACCTATTAACACCAGTTATATTCAGCTTATTGAATTTGATAGTGTTCTTTATATCATCTTTCAATAACTTTAAATCAATATTGCTGGCAAATTTTGTAGGCTTTTTAATTGGGTAATCGTAGTTGTTGTAATAGGTTAGGTTTTCATATGGAATATCGAACCCTATTACATTTTTGATGTATTCCCATATCCGCCCATATGCTGGGTTTTCAATCACGAATACTTTAGGCTTGTAACGCTCAATGATTTTCAATGTGTTATAGATACACATTTCACCATTGATACGTGTTAGGAATGACTTATCATATTTGAATTGGTAGTTTTCATAATCGATGTGATTTCGGATTGTGAATTTACTTCCTTGTTCGTACTCACCGAACAAATTTACAGTCATGTCCTTTTCTTGTTTCCAACACGCATTACCGCCTTTCATCGCACTTGCTACACTCCAACTTTCACATGGTGGACTAGCTAGAATAACATCAGGTCTATCTAGCTTATCCAACTGTTCCCATAATGCGTTTGGTTTATGTAGCGTATTAACTGCAAGGTCTTGGTTGATACACGCATCACCAATTCCTATCGATGTGATCGTGTGTTGCCCCCCCATATTCACGTTATATTCATCTAATCCTTGACGATAACACCCATTGCCATCATCAAATAACCCCCATATATGCACTTTCTTTTTTGTTCCTTCCTAACATTTACCTATACGCCGCTTGATGCGGTTATTGCTATCCTTTACATACCCAAACACATCGCCCCGTATATCACGGGTTTCTATTTCTTTTTTCTGTTGGTACTGTATTTGATGTAGGCCGCGCATGTACTATGGCAGCCTAACACCCTATACTCACAACCATTACATGGTGATTTCATGATTTCACCCGTTAGAACGGAATATTTTCATCGTTCCCCTTATCATCTGCAAAATTATCGAAATTACTGCCAGCTTCCGCATCATTTAAAGCGGATATGCCTACGAAACTTGCAATAACTTCCGTTACATATTTCTTTTGGCCGTCTTGCGTTTCGTAGCTTCTCGTTTGAATTCGGCCCTCTACAAATAAGCGGTTTCCTTTTCTATAGTTGCCTACTGCTTCGCCCAGCTTGCCCCATGCAACGCAATTTACAAACGCCGTTTGTTCTTTCGTTTCATTTGTAGCGCTATCGATATACGTATTACTTGCAGCCACCGTAAAAGTTGCAACTGCTCGGCCTGTTTGTGTATAACGTACTTCCGGATCACGTGCAAGATTTCCCAATAATTGAACACTATTCATAATATAATTCCCTTTCTATTTTCTAATTCTATATGGCAAATTCGCTCATTTTGCCCTGTCTACTGTTTCGCCCTTATGATTTATCATTGACGGCTCAAAAATTCCATACAACGCATTTAAACGATTTTTTCCATTCTAAACAACTCATCTAGTGTTAGATTTGTTTGTAATTCATCATTAACATTTTCTTGAATTGCAAGCATTTCCGTTAATCTAAAGTCAAATAGTCCGCGTTCATGTTTCTTGTATGTTTCTGGTGATACCCCGGCAATATCCGCCATATCTGATTGTGTATACCCTAACAATTCCCTACATTCGATTAATTTTGGGAATAAATTATATTTTTTGTTCATTCCAGCACCCCCAGTATTAAATTTTTGCTTTCGTCCGAAATATCGGCATCTTTAACCATGCTTTTTAGGTCTACGGCTTCGTACTTTTCAACCTCAACCAAATGGCCGTTATCTAGCATCTTAATTTCTGTATTTCGCGGCATGTTAAGTTCTGCACGTTTACGCGCTTCCATTAACAGTCCATTGCTTTTGATGCTTGCCGCTATTTCCATATTTCTTTGTTCGCGTGCTGCCAGTTGTTCATAGGCTTTACAAAACTGGCTCATTGCTGCGCTTTCGTTGTATGATTGGCAGTTTCTTGGGTCGAAGAAACGCCATACAGTTTTAGCGGCAAGCCTTGTTATGCCGTCCAATTCGTCAAGGCCTTTTTCATAACCTACTTGGCTTGCCTTTTTTCTCACCACTTCCCATGCATCTTGCGCAATCAATCGTTCTTCCTTGCCGTTTACATATCCGGAAATTTCTTCCGCCTTTTTGCGGATAGTTGCAACGGCTGGAACGAATTCGCATGTATTGATGCATTGTTTGATAGCTTCCGCCAATGTTACCGGGTTAATATCTTCCAGCATGTAGGCGTACATTTTAACTTTTGCACTATCGAATTTGTCATATATCAATAATTGGCCCGTAGCCTTCAACGTTTCCGGCTTCATCTGTTCCCCCTTCTACCGCATCAATCAATGCGTTTAGTTCTGCAACCTTTCGTTCCGTATCACTCATGGTTGCCATTTCATTTGAATTAAGATATGTATCGAAATGGCTTGGTGCAAACAACGTTTTAGGCGTTAAGTACTTTTCTAGTTTTGTACCTTTCCATTCACGGCATTTTTTATCAATGACCGTTTTAAAATCATCAACGGTATAGCCTTCTTTTAATCGTGATCTAATTGCTTGTACATATGGTTTAGTTGTAGGCTTGAATTTTGAACCAGTTTTAAGATTAAGATATTCGATAATTTCAATATGAGAATTCGCCATATCGTCATGTGAAACATGACATATTGTTTCTTTTCTATTCTCTTCTTCTCTTATCTTATCTATTCTTATCTGTGTATCCAGATTGTATCCATTTTGTATACATTTTGTATCCATGTAGGTATTATCTGGGTTTATCGGTTGCCCTACCACTTCATACACCTTGTTTTTTAGTTCTACGCATTTTGCTTCCGGTAGTTCTGATTTTGAATAACGATCACTTTGTACATAGTTATGTATCCGCCAATGTCTAATGACAATAACACCGGTTTCAAAACCAATCACAAACCCTTTTGCGTTAAGTAGTTTTAAATCATCTTCCTTACACCCCGTTATACGCATAATGCTTTTTGGCGATTGAATAAAGCCGTCATCATCTGCCCTTAGCAGCAAATGAAAGTATAGGCATTGTGTACTTTGTGGCATATCTAGGAAATTATCTGTATCAATAATTTTCTTTGACATCATTCGCCGTTCTGCCATTGTATTTTTGAATTCCTTTCTTTTAAAATCTCCCGTATTTTCTTGGCATCGCTGCCATGTGCTTTTGTATGGCAATCACGGCATAAGCAAGCCAGATTATTAAGATTTGATAAGCCGCCTTGACTTCTGAAAGTTATATGATGTACTTCCGTAGCCATTGCACCACATAGCACGCATAAACCCTCATCGCGTTCATACGCCCATTTTCTAGTTCTGGCGTATAGAACGTTATCAAGTTTCTTTCGCTTGTTCATTGTTCCCCCATTCATCTATTAATGAGTTGATATAATCATTGTTTTCTAAAGGTATGTTTAATTGGTTGCACTCATCAACCAATGCATCAATCAAACGCCGCATTTCATCTACTGTATAAACGCTGCTTCCGTGATAGGCGCGAACGATTGTATAACCTTCGGTTTTTGCTGGCCCAGCTTCTTCGGCGTACCAGCCCAACCCGTGGCCGTGCCAAATTTCAATAAATCGCCCTGTAGCATCGTTTTTAATTGGTAGATAGGTAAATGTACCAGCTTCTTGAATAACACGCTTATATACATCGTTTTTCGAAATATAGGCGTTTTTTGAAAGTTCACGCGCTATCTTATCGCATAATACCCATGCATACGCGTTAGCATTTAGCGAACGGCGTTTTACTTTCTTTTTGATTTCAACGATATATTCAGCTTCCGGATCTAACTTATTTAACGCTTCATCTTTCGGCGCGGGTATCAAGATATTCCAGCCAATCGACTTAATTAAATTAATACCCTTTGTTATCCATTTCATTAAATGCGGTCTCCAGCATCTTCATGCAACAATGCTTGTTCGTCATTGTCATATAGGGAAAACCCTTTGTTTTCCTCTTTTTCCCCATAGTTTTTTAACCATTCAAGGGCGGCCACCATTTCAAACTCATCAAGTAATGCAAGGCGTGGTTTTTTGTATGTTCCGGCAATATACTTTGTGATTTCTGCCGGCGGTACTTTTTTAGATTTTTGCAATGCTACAAATTCATCATATCCAGCAATATGCGTTTCTTTTGGTTTAGTTGCTGCCGCTGGTGCTGCATTGCCGCCCATTGTAAAACGCACGCTTCCTTTGTTATCAACAATGATTAACTTGCTAATATTTCGATTTTCGTCATATTCAATTTCTTTAACTGTAAATTTTGCGTATGATTTAGGTTTTCCGTCCTTGCCTTTGTACCATTCGCCGCTTTGTAGATTTATATAGGTAAATGGCGCGGAGTATAATTCCCTACCGATACCCCAGTTAAAGCATGCACGCTTGAAACTATCAGATGCTTGGCCCTTTTCTTTTTCTGTGTTACTTTCTGTGCCTACATCGGACTTGCCAACCCATTCGCCGGTATGTTCGTTATAGATTGAAACTGTACAATATAATCTATCGCCAATGATCGTATGTTCACGTTTCCAATTTAATGCACCTACAACTTCATCAAGTAGTCGCATGTCAACGCGTGCATCTTTATATAGCAGCACTACTGCGCCTACACTTCCATTCTTTTCATTTAGTGATTGAATACGGCAATCTATTTCATTTGCTTTTAGTGTTCTAAATTCCATGTTTCACCGCCTACTTAATATAGAAATTCATGTTTGTTTTAATTTCTGCACCTTCCACCGTTTCACCGGCTTTAATAGCTTTTTTAATGGCAGTTTTATCGGCTTTAATTTCAACTTTTGTAAAGTCCGCCGGAATTACATCAAGGTTGATAATTTCAACGCTTTCAGATTTTCGATAACCAGCTTTAAAGGTGCCAACTTCTAATTTTTCAATGCCTTTTTGCTTCATGGAATATTCGATATTGTTTTTTAATGTTTCAATAGTGCTTTCTTTTGATTTTTTGACCTTGTTTAATCTATCCATTTCGGCCTTAATGCCTTGTATATCGGCTTCAACATTAATCATATATTTGGCCGTGTTTTCGATTTTTTCCTCAATGGATAAATCAAGCATTTCAAGTGTATTTTTGATTGCCTCAATATCTTCTGGGGTTTCTGCTTCTTCAAGCATTGCAGCAACTTCCATATAGTTTTTATTTAATTCGTAAATGCTACTCATTTTATCGTTTCCCTTTCTAACATTTCTAATACTTCTCTATAATCATTAATTGTTTTTTCGCCCGCTAAATAAGTATCCGGAAAACCTTCAAGCGCAAATTTTACGTATTTATTATTTCTAATTGCGCATACGTGATACTTAAAACCGACATCGAATGAACTCACCGTAAAGGTGATAGCCGTATAAATGTTTTCATCTACACTTTTTAACGCTTCTTTGATTAAGTCGAACTTATCAAAACACGCAAGCATTTCCTCTTTATTCATATTTCACCTTGCCACCCTAACGCGCATATGATATTATGCGGTTAAGATGCTTTAATAACTCACTTTTCGCATCTGCCCTTTAGTAATTGCCGTTACTATTGGGCCTTTTTTAATTTATCAATATAGATGCCGCTATATAGCAGCGTGATGCTCAACAAGCCTTGCAACATCGCTTCATAGAATGTTAGTACGTCAATCTCTAATGATCCGGGCGTACCTAACAACAATACAAAACCCACAATTTTCATAATGCTAGTCATTGACAAATTCCCCCGTAATCGCCAGTACATCGCTGGTGATTTTTTTTATACTATTTTTTAGTTTTGCATTTTCGGTTTCTAGCGCTTCACACTTCTTTTTTAATAATCTGTAATTGAATGTATTGTATTCGTCATTCACCATAACTAAGCTGTGAATTTCTTCAACGCTAAACAACAAACCGGGTAGTTTTTCAATAGCATGTATAGTGCCATTATTTTTTAAGTTGTATACCGACGATTTAGAAACACCTAATACTTCGGCTACTTCCTCTACGGTATACGTTAGTTTCATAATTCGCTTCCTTTCATCAATTCCGACAAACCACAATTAAAGAAGTGCGCAACCTTTACAAGGCTGCTAAGGCTTGGCGATTGTTCACCACTACGCCAACGGGAAATAACACTTTCGGAAATTCCCGTTTCTTTGGATAGTTTATAAGCGGTAACACCATTGCTATCCATGAGTTTAAAAACATTTTTTGTTACTGTTTTTATGGTTTACACCCCGCTTTCTAAAATGGTATACTTGCGATATAGCAAGTGATGATTTTCGACGCCACACTTGCTATATCAAAACTTCAAGACACTTACGATTTCATAAGTACCTTATGGCTATATTGTACTTCCGTTTTAGTAAGTAGTCTAGTAAACACTTTTTAAAAATGTTAAATAGTCTGTTTATATTTAGCGAGGTACATTATGCTATACAACAAAATCGAGGAATTAATGCGAAAAACAGGCGTATCAGCATATCAAATTTCAAAAGATACCAAAATTCCGCAAAGTGCATTTTCACGTTGGAAGAAAGGAGAAAGCAATCCTAGTTTAAAAAATATTAAAATATTATCGGAATATTTCGGTGTTCCAATAGGTTATTTTACCGACGGCGTAGAGGGAGCGCCTAAAGTCAAAAAGCAAGAAATTTCTATTGATTTAAAGAAAATTACGGATAATGCTTTGATTTGTTATTATGGTGATCGTGAATTGACGGCATCGCAAAAAGCTAAAATATCCAAAGTATTAAAAGCGGTATTAGACGATTAATATATTCAAGGGGAATTGTTAGCATGTTCAATATGTGTTCTTTTGTCTTAGATTTGATTAATTCGCACGGCTCAAACGAACCGCGCCACATAGCAAGTAAATTAGATATTAAAGTTATATATAAACCATTGCCGGCTTGCGTTAGCGGTATACAGATAAAACCGGAGATAAAAAAGGCTATTATTATAAATAGCCGGTTAAGTAGGCGCCAGCAGCGCATGGCGTTGGCTCATCAATTAGGGCATATATTCCTTCATAAGGATTATGATTTATTTAAGGAAATAGATGTGGATTTACGCGTAAAGCTAGAACATGATGCGGATACATTCGCGCATATATTGTTAAATAAAGGGGTTTAAAATGGAAAAAAAACATGCAATTAGTGTAGCTTGTTACCAAAGTATTTTTTATTTAATTATTGGCTTGGCGTTAGGCCTTATTCCGTGGCAAGAACATCGGTATATATTGATGCTCATATTAATGGTCTTATTCATTGCTGCGCATTACATAGCCAAATATTCTATAGGGAAATTAGACGATGCAGTTCAACATAACCATAAGAAAAAAGGATAAAGGGTATCAATGTATCGTTTCATACAAGGACGGCAACCGCTGGCGCCAGAAATCTAAACAAGGTTTTGAAACACAGAAGGCGGCAAAAATCCACGCGCAAACGATCATTGATAAACTAAAAAAGACTATCACCGCAACCGATGATAGTCTTAGAAATATAACTCTTATTGATTTTTTTAACATTTATATTAGAGAAAACAAGCCACGCGCATTTAATACATACCGCGCTTATGTTCGTACGTTTGATATATTCAAACCTATATTTAGCGAAAAAATTGCTAATATTACGCCGTATCAAGTGAAACGCATATTGAACGATACAACATATGCAACGGCTTCCAAAAACCTCGCCTTGGGCATAATTCAGCGTTTATTTAGTTATGCGGTATACCAATATAAAATAATTCCTATAAACGAATTAAAGGTTATACCGCGTTTTAAAAATAATAAGCCTATTAAAATAAAGGCGTTATCAGATATAGAAATAGAAACATTTTTAAACGACGTAAAGGATAGAAATTATAAATACTATGTTATATTTTCTATTGCTGCCTATACCGGCATGAGATACGGAGAAATTATTGGCCTTACTTGGGATAACGTAGATTTAGATAGTAATACAATTAATGTAGTGCAGCAATTCGGCGCGATTGATTACAATAAATATGCGTTAAAACCGCTTAAATCAAAAAATAGCTATCGGCAACTACCTATACCGCCAGTATTAGCAAGAATATTGAAAGATTACAAAGGAACATATTCAACTGGCCGCCTTTTTAATAATAGAATTAGCAGCAGCTGGGGCGCATCACAAATTATGAAAAATTTCTTACCGGATAACTCCATTCATGATCTACGCCATACATACGCAACCAAATTATTATCAAACGGCGTAGACATAAAAACAGTATCCGCCCTATTGGGTGATAGCCTACAAACAGTATTAAAAACCTATGTTCACTTTTCAGATGATATGCGACTAAAGGCAGCCGATAAAGTTGCCAATATTTTTGGCTAATTATTTTTGACGTATTTTTGCCGTTGAAATACAAATATATTTTAAATAAGGCGTTTTATAGGCATTTTGTTATATCTCATTTATTATA